GCCTGATATTACAGCAAAAATAAATGTAAATACTTCACAAGGACCACAACAAGTTTCAGTATCCTTGCCATCTGCTCAGGCGGCACAAAACAGCTCTCTACAGTTAAAATTGTTAGGTGATGTTGATACAACTTCTTTAGATGATGGAGCAATCTTACAGTATAGGTCAAGCGATGGCAAATTTGTTACAAGAACAGAAATTGTAACAACTACTGGAACATTAACATTTAATTGTGGAGCATTTTAGGAGTTTTAAATGGCAACAGTAATTCAGATAAAAAGAAGTTCGGGTACTACAGCACCTAGTACACTTAAACTCGGTGAATTAGCTTATACTTATGGAACAGGTTTACAAGGCAATCTTGGAGATAGATTGTTTATTGGTGAAGGTGGTGTTGACGGTAATGGTGATGCAAATAATATATCAGTCATAGGCGGACAATATTTCACAGACATGCTCGACCATGTCGCAGGTACTTTAACAGGCAGTTCAGCCCTTATCGCAGATGCAAACTTAGCAATTGACCAAGTTATTATTGGTAATTCAGCTACAGTTGGTGGTACAGTAAAATTAAATGAAGGTACAAATAACGGTTCAAACTTTATTGGTTTAAAAGCTCCTAATGCCGTTACTACTACAACAACATTTACATTACCAGACGGCGACGGAACAGCAGGTCAATTTTTAAAAACAGACGGTTCAGGTAATTTAGATTTCGCAACTGTTAATCAGTTTATTGACTTAGCAGGTGACACAGGTACAGACACATACAATACTGCTGAAACTTTAACATTTGCTGGTGGTTCAGGAATGAACACAGTTGTTACAGATAACAATGTAGAAATTCAAGCAACAGCATTAACAAATTCAAACTTATCTGGTTCTGCTGGTATTACAAATGCAAACTTAGCAAATCCTACAATTACTTTAGGTTCATCTACTTTAACACTAGGTGCAACTACAACTGATATTGCAGGTTTAACTTCTTTAGTTGTTGATGATATTACAATCAATGGACAAACAATTCAAACAACTGCTTCAAACTTAGATATTAATTTAACACCTCACGGAACAGGTACAGTAATTGTTCCATCAGGTTATGAAGACAGAGCAGGATTTACAACTAACTCATTAGCTAATAAAGCTTATGTTGACCAAGTTGCACAAGGTTTAGATACTAAACCCTCAGTTAGAGCGGCTACGACTGCTGACTTATCAGCAACTTATTCAAATGGAAGTTCTGGTGTTGGTGCAACATTAACAGCAGGTTCAAATGGTGCAATTGTAATTGATGGCGTATCACTTTCAGTTGATGATAGAGTTCTTGTAAAAGACCAATCAACAGCTTCTCAAAATGGTATATATAGAGTTTCAACACAAGGTGATGGTTCAACTGCCTTTGTATTAACAAGAGCAACTCCTGAAGACCAACCTGAAGAATTAACAGGTGGTTCTTTTGTATTTGTAGAAGAAGGTACTGCTAACGCAAATAACGGTTATGTATTTACACATACAGGTCAACCTACTTTTGGTACAACTAATTTAGATGTTGCACAATTCTCAGGCGCAGGTCAAATTACTGCTGGTGCGGCTTTATCTAAAACAGGTAATCAATTAGATGTAGAAGTAGATGATAGTTCAATTGAAGTTGTTGGTGATGCATTACAAGTTAAAGCATTAGGTATTACTAACGCTATGTTAGCAGGTAGTATTGACGGTGCTAAGATTGAAAACTTTGTATTTACAGATGAAAGTTCTACACAAGGTGCAGTACAAATTGGTAATGCAATGGAATTTTTAGCGGGTGAAGGTATTAATACAATCGCAAGTGGTAATACTTTACAAATCGCAGGTGAATTAGCAAGTACATCAAACATTGGTGTGGCTTCATTTACTTCAGATAACTTTACAGTAACAAGTGGTGATGTAGCAATTACTACAGTTGACGGAGGCTCATTCTAATGGTTAATATTTTTAAGAAGATTATTAATATAGTTATAGGAACATATGACGAAGAAAAACCTGATTTAAAAAATTTAGAAAAGAAAACAAAAGTTGAGTTAGAAAAACTTGGCAGAAAAGTTGGTATTGAGTTAGATAAAAGATTAACAAAAGATAAACTCATTAAACAGATTAAGAAGCATTGTAAATAATGGCAACAGTAATTAAACTTAAAAGAAGTGAAACGGCT